TACATTTGCGCTCCTATGTCATCCACCAATTATTTTTAGATATTTGCCATAACGCTATTCCGCACGCCATTACAATATCATCGTGCCCGTCACCCTCTGCCGCCAATCTCCACGCGCCACTGGGTAGCTGTGAAGATACAAACGTGTTGAATTCGTGCTTCTGTACTGGAATGTCTAACAACTTCCAGCCTTGATGTAATAACTCGTGCATATTGGACATAATGCCTGCCTTGCTTTCGTTCGTGGTATCGAAAGGTTGGGCGTATACTCCAATGTCCCTTAGTGCTTCGATATTCACCGCGCCGATGCTGTTACGCTCTGCGAGGATGGATTCTAAACGCCACTTGTCGCACATCTGCTTTATACGGTTGCGCTGTTCCGACCATTCCGTTTTATTGATGTGCAATAAATCTACCTGTTGACGGGTGGTCTTATCGAATACAGGCATGGCGGTATAGTCAGTCTGTCCAAAATCTAAGCCCGCTATGTACTCATGCCCCTCGATATACTCAGCACCAGCGGGGGCGGTAAACACTCCAGACAAATCACCGAAGTAACTGTTGCCCGATGTGAGGAAACAACTTATTACATCTTCGGGATACTCTTGCTGAAAGAGTCGTCCCAACTCCCTTTGCTTACTGCGCCGCCACTTGATTTGGTCTGGGCGTAAATCATGGTCTTTGCACAGGCGGAATTCGTCGGGGTTGTATTCAATGGATTCGCCTTCATCAAGAGGTATTCTATATTGGTCATCCCACCACCAGGGATAGAAATGTAAAGTCCAGACAGAATTATCACTTAATGCCTCCATGCACTTGTCATAAAAGAATCCCTGTGCGCCGTTCGGGGTGGATTCCAGCGTTACCTGTGGGCTTCCGCCTTGCATCGCACCTGCTACAATCCGTTCAGCGTCTTTCCAGAATGCGACCTCTGACCCGTGTAGCTCAGTGTATGTGTCACCGCGCCCCGTTTCCAGATTACCAGCGGTTGCAATTGTGGCGGTTGAGTCAAACTCGGGATATGTGGCGAGGGTTGCGTTAGCGTATTTCCGTTGCGGTTGAATGCTCCCAAATTTACAATGCTCATAAAACCTGTCCGCCATGCGTCTAAGTTTCTGTGTGGTTTCTGCGTCGTGCGCCAGTGTGATTGTTGTCTGTGTGCTGGTGACGGTACGGCGGAACATTTCGCCTTGCACGTATGTGGAAAATCCCAACTGTCGCGCCTTTAGGATGAGGTCTCTACCCGTACGGTTAGCGTGGAAATGTGCTTGGGCTTTATTCCATCGGAAGGGGATTAGGCTTTTATCCTTGTCCAGTATCCGAAGGAACACCCGCGCAAAGTCGCTAGGACTCTGCGCTATCTTTCGCGGGCTTGTCATTGGTATCCTGTTCGATAAACTGCGCCCAGCCTATCGCCTTTCCGTCACTGGTTATGTCTGCATGTTCCGTCAGTATCTTCGGGTCAAGCACCTGCAACGCCAGCTTATTATGGGCGGGGTTGCGGGATGTCCACAACTGGCGGAGCATCGCATCCAAGCGGGTCATTTCTGTTTCATCCTTGCCTATCAATTCGGCAGCTATCAGGCGCATGTGCTTCCGCATCAAAAGAGTGTCTTTCGGCACGCCCTTTATATTGCGGCGTGGGTCAAAGCCTTTGGCAAACGCCTTGCCGCGTGGCTTGTTTTGCAGGGATTCCGCAGTATTTTCGGGGTCGTCGGTCATTTGATTAGCCTTATTTCCTCGGCGGGGAATGCAGAGGCGAAGCGTTCAAGGATTACCGCGCCGTATTTCTCGCTTATTTCCATCGCGTAACAGCGGCGGGATAGGTTCTGCGCGGCTACAATTTCAGGACAAGTTCCGCCAAAAGGGACGTAAATAACCGCGCCATCTGGCGAGCTACTCTTTATAGCCCTAGCAACTAGTTCTATGGGTTTTGGAGTTGCGTGTCCTTGCCTATCTTCTCCAGTTACTCTTCCAAAATGCCAAACCTCTGTCATGTTGTCGTGAGAATTATCAAAATAAGAGCGGGTGGAGTAGAAGTCTTTTTTGAGTTCGTCATAATCTTTTTTGAAAGCGTCATAATCTTTTTTGAAAGCGTCATAATCTTTTTTGAAAGCGTCTTGTAATTTTTTATAATGCTCTTCTGTAATAAATACCCACTGGCTTTCAGTAAACCAATGAGAGTACATCCCAACGCCGCATATCTCTTTTAGTTTCGACGGTGTAAGCCCTACCTTATCAGCCTCTCCCTTGAGGTAATTTTTCACACTATCCCACCCGCTCCAATAATTATCGGAATTATTATTAAAGCCCTGCTCGCCTATCATAAAGAATAAGCACCGCTCTTCTGGGAAGTAGCTTCTTTGCGCCTGTGTTCCTTCCCCAAAACCGCCACCGCCTTTATCCCACACTATTTCATTCCTTAGAGTTAGGCGTTCACTATCCTTCAAGCCTCCACAAAACCAAAGTCGCCACAAATCCTCGTGGTTTCCCCAAATGTAAATACTTCCATTATCGGCGGTAAAAGGTCGGCTCGCTTTCAGCCATTTAATCTGAAATTCGTCTAACTTACTCCCATAAAGGTTATCATTTGCGATTCCTTCGTTTTCTTTTCCCATTCCGTAAGGCGGGTCAGCGTGTACCATTACAGCGACTTCCCCGCCCATCAGCCGTTCGACGTTCTCCCGCACCGTACAATCGCCAATCAATAACCGATGCTTTCCGAGTTGCCATAACTGCCCGCTTGCGGTCTGCCATTTCTCTTGTAACTCTGCGGCGCGGTCAATCTGCGGCTCTGCGTCTTTTGTTTCCTTCGGCATCCCCATCCCCTCCACAATATCCGCCAGCATCTTATCCTCTGCCTTCAACGCCTGCATAGCGGGGTCAGCCATGACAGCCGCGAGAATGTCAAGGTCGGGGTTATATGACTGCTTGCCAATTTCGTTATCTTCCAAACCTAGCGCGATTGCCTCGGGGCTATTCGGGGCAATGTCATCACGCACCACGTTTACAATTTGATTGCCTGTTACGTGAACATTTACAACTTCGGTAAATCCTGCGCTAACCGCTTTCTCTAGTGTGAAGTTACCCGCCATGACAACGGGGACTTTCACGCCCTTACCAGCGGAGGCAATAGAACGAAAAGCCCCACGCTTCCGTAGGGAGTTTTCAAGCAGTCCGCCGCCCCTTTGCGTGTGCTTGTTCACATTTAGCGGGTCGGTCGTTGCACCTTCCTCGATTGGTAAAACTTCAACTTTTGGGATTGTCATTTCTTCCTACACTTGACGCACTTCCTGCGCGGTTTGGGTATCCTCGCCCCGCATCGGCAGAGGGTGAATTTACTCATCATTTACCTTTTGCGCCGCCTCAATAATCAACCTCACGCATTCTTCAATCACAGACTCGGCGGGTAGCTCTACATGGGGAGTCCGCCATTGCAGAAACTTGCGCTTGATTAGTGCTACGGACTGCCTGATTAGCTCATCGTTAGACATATTATTGATTGAGGGAAACCAAAAATACAATGTTGATAACGAGGATTATCAGCAAGATTACACCGAAGACTCTCAACAACACTTTTTGCTGGGCGGCTTTTTTGTGTTCATCGTGAGTGTGTTTTCCAGCTTGAAAATAATCATCACACAGCGGACACCACAATAAACCACGCTCAACCTTGTTTTTCATAAGACTCCTTTTTTGAGCCGATCCCGCTAAACTTTTTATTAGATATAAAAACTCGGCACACGATCCCCCGCCATTCTCATAGTACACCTGTAAAATGTGTCACGTTGCCAGGCTCGGAGATACATATATAACCATACGCAAATCAACAGGGGAATGAGTATCAATGTAAATCGTTTCATTGGCGGCATTATATCACAAATAGACAATGATGAATTTGAAAACTGGTGACTTAAAACCCTTGACAAACATAACTAAATGATATATACTCTATTTATAACAAACAAGGAGAAACGAAATGACTACTAACTTCCAAATCAACGACAAAGTGACAATCGCAGGAAATCTCTACCGCGTTTACAACATCATGAGCGAGACCAAATTAGTATGCTTCGGCAGAATCAGCGAGACCACTGGTAAAGACCTCTCCGCAAAGAACCCTCACAACATCCTGACCCTGACTTTTGCAGACGTTGAGAAGTTTGAGAAGCTCGGAACAATCACCCACTAACACCCCGCCCCGCCCACAAAGCGGGGTTTTTATTTCCCCCATCTATCTCCACCCTTTCCAGCGTTATCAGCTATCCCCCCAGTCTCACAATCCACTTGGTGAATCTGTCATACTGCCACTGTCTCAGGCGGTAGAACGTCCATACGGACAGGGCGCACAGAATGAGTATGATGGTAATTCGTTTCATATTGGCAGTATATCACATATAGACGGGTATCTATGCTATCACCGTATCAGTAGACGAGCGAATCAGGATCGGCTTATTTACTTTCAAATCGCCAAACTCAGGGACAAACACAGTCCTTATCCCTACCCCGTCCAACTCAGCGGCGGCCACGCGATAACCGAAGCGGGTCTTTAGTTGCCACGGGGGGAGGATAATACCGTG